TATAGCCACATTATCCGTAACATTTATAATGTTCCTAAAGAAGTTTTTAATACTATTCACGATACTAAAGAAATTGTGGATATGGCTTCAAGTGTGGGGGAATATTACGACCGTCTACACATTATTAACTGCCGTAAAGAGATGGGTGAAAAAGTTTCGGAACAGGAACACATCAAAGCCATCTGGTTAGCATTGAATGCCAGTTATGCCCTAGAAGCATTCCGCTTCATGGTTAGCTTTGCTACAAGTCTGGCAATGGTAGAGAACAAAATCTTTATCGGCAATGGAAATATCATTGGATTGATTTTACAAGACGAACTATTACATAAAGAATGGACTGCCTGGATGATCAACCAAGTGGTTAAAGAAGATGAGAGATTTGCCCGGGCTAAAGAGCAGTGCGAACAAGAAGTATATCAGATGTATATGGATGTTATAGTGGAAGAAAAGCAATGGGCAGACTATCTATTCAAGAAAGGTCCTGTAATCGGCCTAAACGCAAATATCCTTAAAGATTTTGTTGATTACACAGCACTGACCGCATTGAAAGAAATTGGTATTAAATACCAACAAGCCGCACCAAAGACTACTCCGATTCCTTGGTTCAACAAGCATTCAGATACACATAAAAAGCAAACAGCATTACAAGAAAACGAGAGTACCAATTATGTCATTGGTGTTATGAGTGAAAATCTAGACTACGAAGCCCTCCCGGCTATATAATATCATGTATAAAGCACAATTTAAATCTCGAAGCCCTTATGAATCTTGGACTACACTAGGAACCTTTGGAACTGAAGCTCCAGCCATTTCTGCTGCAATGAACAAAAAGAAAAATGGAGCAGTATTAGTGAGAGTTGTAGATAAAAATGGTGCTGTAATTTATTCAAACTGAAAGGAAAGAAATGAGCGTTATTGTATGGAGCAAATATAACTGCACCTATTGCGATCAAGCAAAAGCAGTTTTAAAACAAAAAGGTATCGCTTTCGAAGAAAGGAAACTTGGTGATGGTTGGACCAAAGAAGAATTGCTTGAAGCAGTTCCGACCGCAAGGACTTTGCCGCAGATCTTTATTGACGGAAAATTAGTCGGAGGGTATCAAGATCTCATCAAATATATCGACGAAACAGGATATAACGGAACAGGATATTCATTATAATGCTAATTAACAAAGGTATATCTCCCGGCGAAGTCATCACTTTAAAACTGAATAACGGTGAAGAGCTATTGGGTAGATTTGTAGAAGAAACTGCTAACGGAGTAAAAATTTCAAAGCCTATGGCTCTTAGTGTAAGTCCTCAAGGCATTGGATTAGTTCCTTTTTTATTCACAGTTAATCCGGATACAGAAATCACAGTAAATTACAGTTCTATAGTAGTACAGTCTGCAACCGATAAAGCATTTGCTGATCAATATATTCAAAGCACCACAGGTATTAAATTAGTGTGAGGTAGTTTGTGAAAGGCATTTTTGTTTTTCTTATCGATGGGAAATTAGAAACCTTTTACGATTACAGAGATATCCCGGACGACTTCGATCATGTGATTCGATTCCAACCAGATGTACCGCCGGGACCACACAGTCATGACCAGCATGAAGAAATGGAAAAATGGACTGATCTTTTACAACAGCTAATGGCAAAGGAACGAGCTAAACATGGCTGAAGAAGAATCGGCACCAGCATCTATTACATTTTCTCCAGAAGAATTGCCCGTAGCTATACGAGGCAAAGATGTCAATGAAACTGTTACGATTTCGGTTCCGGGCACTATTTCTTCATTGTCTGTAGTTCTTTCTGGAGAATACGAACAGGAAGCCATAGTGTTAGAAGTGTCTGACAGTAGTTTCACGATCACTGGGAAATATCTAGCAGGATGGGAAGATGTTTTCACCTATGTAGAAGCCAACGAAAGCGATCAAACCGACACTCCTAAGACTGCGATTGATATACCGAATGTACCCCCTGATAAAAATCTTTACGATCTTAACCAAGATAAAAAACAATCAATCTTTGTTGATTATAATGTCACGGTGGTTTACGAAAACGAAGAAACATTCGAAGAAGAAACTTTAGAGGGTACACTAACACATCAAGTTGATAACGACCTAGAAGCCATGAGGTTGTTTATGGATAACTACAATTATAATGGGGGAGAATTATAATGCCAGCAGTTACTAGGATCGGAGATGCAGATGTAGGACACTGCTCTGGAATGGTTAGAGCAGCAGGATCGGGAAATGTTTTTGCCAACAATATTCCAGTGAGCAGACAAGGTGATGTGAACACCGTACATCTGTTACCAGGAAGCCCGTGTCCAGCACACGCGGCTCCTATAGCTGCAGGAAGTTCGTCGGTTTTCGCTAACTTCAAAGGCATAGGAAGAGTTGGAGATGGATTAGCAGGTTGTACTGCGGTAGCCGCAGGAAGCCCAAATGTTTTCGCAGGAGGTTAGATGCGTGAATTACTTTGGAAGATTGTAGGATTTTTAAGCCTAGGAATGGCGTATATTGGAGTAGTAACTCCGGGAATACCTTGGAGTATATTTGTAGTGTTTGCAGCCTACAGTTTCGCTAAAGGGTCGCCCAAAATGCATGCTTGGTTATACGGACATAAGTTGTTTGGTCCTTTTTTAACCAATTGGGAAACCAAAAAGGTTTTTCCTCTTAAAGCAAAATACTTTATGGTCTTGACAATGATGTCAAGCCTTGCTATAATGTACTTCACTGTGCCGATGAAAGGTGTGATTGGTACAGGAATTTTGATGGCTCTGGTCGCAGTTTGGGCCTGGAGATATCCTTCAACTGTAGAAGAATACGAAAGGCGAAAAGCCGATGGAGAACGGATAGGATGGATAAAATAGACCTAGAAACACTAATTGCTATAGCTACGGATGTTGAACAAGCAGATCCGATTGACTTTGGTCGGCTGAGCATGGGCAAGCAAGAAGCATTTCGATTAGTAGGTACATCGATCCTTGAAATGTTTGACAAAGATGAATACACATTCGATGACAAGCTGATCCTTCTTTCTACTGTTACCAAATTAACCGTCGAAAATATGTTACTTCACATCAAACTTTTGTCTCTTAAGGAGGGAATAGAATGAAAAAAGTCATTTTAGGATTATGTTTGGTATCATCGTCTGCTTTCGCTTACAACGATTCGGCACAGGTGATCAATGTCCAACCAAAGTATGTAACAAGTTATAGCAAACAGTGCCACATCGAGCAAGTTCCAGTAACTAGGACAGCTCCACAAGGTGGCGTGTTTGACGGAACCGGTGCCGCACTTAAAGGAGACGGCGATGCATTAGCAGGTGCTATCATCGGCGGTGTCATTGGAAATCAATTTGGCAAAGGCGACGGAAAGAAAGCGGCAACTGTAGCAGGAGTCATCATTGGCAGCAACATGGCTAACGGTACAGCTAATGCACATGGTGGTACATATACTGAATATGTAAATAGAGAAGTTTGCCGTAATGTTCCTCAGCAAGTTCAACGAGGAGAAATCGTAACATTTAGTTACAAAGGCAGACAATTTACTGTTACATTCGATTAAACCGGAAGCGATAAATGAAGGTCTCTTCGTTTATTGCCTTCGCCCTAGTTTCATCAATTGCGGTCGCTGCTCCGAACGAAGAGCAGTACGGCAAAAATCAAAACTATCCTCTAGCTTACAATCACCTTTTGGGTGAACAAAATTCTTATGCTGTTTCCGAGTATTCGGGACAGAGATTTGAAGATCAAAATCGTCACCCAAATTTTGACAAAGAATTTCATTGGATAAGAAAATCAAATAATTCTAAAAATATTCCTTCGGTGAAGGTCGACTGGCCTTGGTTAAGAAACCCTTCGAGTTGGGTAGAACGATACCCTATCCTTGCTGTGGTCGTTTATAAAGAAGGAAAGATCATTTTTGAAAAATATCAATATGATCGAAAATCTGACCAGCGATATCGTAGCCAGAGCATGGCTAAGACTCTAACTGCTATTACTGTAGGTATCGCTGTCGACGAAGGTAAAATAGATATCGATAAACCCACAGAGTTTTACCTTCCCGAGTTAAAAGATACTGATCTAGGAAAAGTTACGATCAGGAATCATCTTAAGATGACCAGCGGATCTTCTTTCGTATGGTCTGCTAAGGGCGATGCCCGAACTTATTATCTTAATAAATTTGCACCTGAATTTTGTAACATAGATGTTTGTGGGATAGACATAAGAGAGCGTTGGAAAAAAGAAACACAGAAAGATCCTCAAGGCAAAGTGTGGAATTACGATCCACAGAGCAGTGATATCCTTAGCGCCGTTATCGGAAAGGTCTATGATAAGCCAATGAGCAAAGTCTGGGAAGAAAAAGTTTGGACTAAGATCGGAGCAGATCGAGATGCAGTATGGAGAAGAGTATGGCATACTCCTATAACCAGTGGAGCCAATGCGTTTTATGCAACACCTCGCGACTGGCTTAAGATTGCGGAACTATGGTTCTATGATCAGGATATCGTGAGCAAAAAGTGGTTGACACAGATGTATAGTGATACGATTTCTATACAAGGACACAAGTCTGCTGTTTGGAGTAAAAATAACAATCCGAACGAATACGGATATCAGACTTGGATCCGAAAAGATAAATGGTTTGCCATGGCAGGATATCGAGGACAAAAAGTTTTTATTGATCCGAAATCTAAAACTTCTATGTTTGTAATTTCTCTAGAAGGAGAATGGAGCAAAGAAGGAATCGAGTGGTTTGAATGGTTGACAGAAAAGAATTTAGATAGTTTAATTAAATAAAAGTTATTGCTGTATGAA